TATTTATATTTTAATTCAAGAGCTTCTTTTATTTTATTCATTTAAATATTCCTTGTATTTTTCTTGTAACCAATCATTGTATTTTTCACAGTAGACAGGAAAAGACATACGATCAGATATAACAGTATTATTTTCATCACAAGAGTCTAACCACATTCTAACACAGAAACTATGAAAGGTGCTACTCACCTTCCTTAACCATTGACGCTTTTATATTGTAGTAAGAAGTAAAGTTAATATCATAAGGACTAAAATTATTAAAAGGTGTTTCCCAATCTAAAACTGACTTCATTAATTCATCATAAGAAACAAATTGTTTTGCCTCACTTATATAATACTTTGCATCCTTAACACTCATAGCATTCCCCCTAGTTTATTATTTATTTCCCATAGTAAATATATTACTATGCCTAAACCTACAGCTAATATTGTATGATACCAAATCCATCTAACTTTATATATTCTTAGCTCTAGCCTTCGTTCATCGTCAGCTAGTTTATAATAGTCTAGCATGTCTTTAATCCGTTTTATTAAATCAAATATGTTATCCCTCACAACTAAGACACTCCACATCTTCTAAGTTTATTCTAGGTATTTTTAAATTAACATTTTCTGTAGATCTAGCAGCATCTGACCTCAAGTAATATAAAGACTTGAGCTTGGTAGCTCCAGCCCAATGTACGCTATTAACATAATCAAGATAAAGATCATGGACTTCTTGCGCTTCCGAAGCCTTTGGAGGACTAAAGAAAAGATTGACACTTTGACTTTGACAGATGTATTGTTGTCGTTGGTAGGCATGTTCTATCACCCATATCTGATTTATTTCTGGAGCAGTTTTAAATATTTCCTTTTCTTCTTCAGATAGTTCATCAATATGTTGAACAGAGCCTTCATGAGCAGCAATATCTTTCCAAGTTTTTTCATTATTTATTCCTTTTTCCTCCAGAATTTCTTCAAGATATTTGTTTTTAACCTTGTAAGATCCTGTGAGAGTTTTGTGTGTATATAGATTGGCCCTTGAAGGCTCAATCGAAGGAGAAGTTCCAGCGCATATAATACTGCTGCTGGCGTTAGGAGCAATAGCAAGAAGACATGAATGCCTAAGACCACTACCAGCCATGTCAGGAGATTCTCCACGTTCTTCAGCCAAATATCTAGAAGCCTTTTCAGCTTGTTCTTTGATGTGCTTGAATGATCTGTTATTGAAACTACTGGCGTACATTCCCTCAAAGGGTAATCTAGAACGCTGTAGGTAAGAATGAAAGCCCATTGCACCAAGGCCGATTGCCCTTTCTCTATATGCACTATAAGCGGCTTTCGCAAAGCCTGTTTTATCTTGTTTAACATGAGGCATAAACTCCTGTAAAGTTAACGCTGCTGTTTCTGGCTCTTGTTCTACAGCGTTGTCTATAAAATGTTGTAATATATTATCAAGCATAGTAACTAGATCAGGAATAAAACTATAGTCATCTTTCCAAGAATCAAAATATTCTAAGTTAACACTAGACAAACAACAAACGGCTGTTCGTTCTTCATCTGTAGGTAACGTAATTTCAGAACATAAATTGCTTTGACATATTTTTAACCCCATATCTTTTTGTTGTTGGGGCATTTCCTCATTACATCTATCTAGATTTACTATGTACGGTTCACCTGTCTCTGCTCTGGTGTGTATTAGTTGGAACCACAGATCTCGTGCGGAAACAATCCTGGTTGCAAGATTGGACTTAGGGTCAACGAGTCTCCAATCGTCATCATCACGAACAGCAGACAAGAATTTGTCATTAATGGATACGCCATTATGCAGATTAAGGCACTTACGGTTAAGATCACCGCCAGTTGTTTTACGCATGTTGATGAACTCTTCAATTTCTGGGTGAGATATATCCATATATGCTGCATAAGAACCCCTCCTTGTTACTCCTTGATTAAAAGCTAACATCTGACTGTCTACGACATGCATGAATGGTATGCTGCCAGTAGACTCAGAGCCGTTACTAGTAGATACACCATTACTGCGAACGCTCCCCCAATAGCCACCGATACCTCCACCTGTGCTTGCCAGCCATATGTTCTCATCATAATGATCAGAAAGACCACGCCTTGAGTCAGGAACATAATTAAGAAAGCAAGAGATAGGTAGACCACGCTTGGTTCCTCCGTTAGATAAGATAGGAGTGCTAAACATGAACCAATTATCGCTTGAGTAATTATATAGTCGCTGTGCAAGATCGAAATCAGTATGTCCTTTATAAGTTGCGCTAAATACAGAGGCCCTTGCAAAAGCTTCTTGAGCATGACTTTCATCCTCCCATAAATATCTATCTTTTAAAGTTTCTTTAGAGAACTCGTTTAGGTTATCTTCTTTATTGTAATCAATCTGAATCCCCAAGTAATCCACTGTTCCAGTTTTTAATATCATCTAACCCTTCCTCTTCTCTTAATTGCGACTTTCTATAATTTTTAGTTTTAGCTTTATTTTTTGAATCTTTTCTCTTATTAAATTTTTTAGTTCTTTCAGCTTTTCTGTCCCAAGTCATCCTCATTCTCCGTCCAGTATTCTAAAAGTTTATTTTCATACCAAGCTGCTTTACGTTGATCATCAATAGGAGATCCTTTGTATCGCATTCTCCATCTGTATTTTAAAGAATTACCACGTAAGTAACCTACAAATTCATCAGCAGTTAACATAGCTTCTATAGCTTCTATGCATTCTACTGCACCTTGATTATAATGTTCTGGATTATTTATGTTATCTACCATAGCACTATTAATAAGGTTAGAATAAGTTTTACCAAG